TCTGAAAGTGTCCCCACCGGGATAACCATTAACTAACGAATTGGTGTTAACTTTCAGGTAGTCACCATGCGTTTTGGAGAAGCGCAGATTGGTGGTATATGGTATTTCAACTTCCAATGCATCTTGAGTTCTGCACTGCGTAATTGCTGCACCCCCACCTGTCATCTCTCTGGTGAACAAACGATTACCTGCTACAAAAGCATTAGTAGCTCCAACTGCATATGCGTAAATTGCATCATACGCATAATCCACGTCTAGTTTACGTTCCTCATCTCCAGTATTTCTAGAAACTGACATCGTCTTAACTGAAGACACAGGGAGAAATTTCCATCTAATAGATCCTTTCCACCCTGCATATGCCAATTTAAGATAGTTGATATAACAATTGCCTACATATGTATATGGTGTTAGTGCTGCAGTAAGATCTGGACCATTGGGGTCAAAACCTGGCATTGCGGGCATCTGGCGCAAATGCATAGAACTGAAGATTTGTGATGCGGCACCACTACTATACGACAATGCTCGGAAAAACGTGTAGCGCTTTAACAATTGTCGGAAAGACACAAATCTTTCACCATAAAACATTAACGGTTTCTCCATTGGTGATGTTCTTACCGAAGTGGTTAGTTCTAACGTCTGCGTCTCTTGTTCTGGCGCGTTTTCACCCTCAGGAGTGATCTCAGTTGAGGATGATTGAGGTACAATATTGAAGAGATCGAACATGCTACTTCCCAACGTTAGAGCTTGAGCCACAGGCGCAAAGGTTTCAACCGCCAAAGACGAACCCTTTGGATTAACCAGTTCAAAATCATCACCAGCAGAAATAGAGACTAGAATCGTGGCACCAGTAGTCCCATCTGGAACCACTAACTCATTAACAACACGCACATAAAAAATACCATTGCAGGTGTCTCTAGTAGAAGTACGTGTTTGAGGGGCTGTTTGAGTATAGAATGTTCTGGTATTGTCTGTTGAAATAAAGCAATATGCTCTGTCCTGTTGCCATTTCACTTCCATGGTGAAGTCGCGAGCATCTTCTAGATCAATAATTGAGTTGAATGTCGTATTATATGGGTCTCCTGTAAGTGGTCCTGTAGGATCGTAAATTATAGAGATTCTTCCTCTATGATACTGTGAAGCAATCACTTGAAATCTATACTTGAGAGTTCCAGACCACGCAGAAAAGGGACGCGAGGCAAATGAGAGAGCAGTAGGAATAATTTGGTATCCACCTGAGACAGCTGCCCTTCTCTCAGCCATAGGATCAACGTCCATTGCAAAAAGAGTAGTGTCAACCAAATCTGTAACATCCCATGAGAATTGTGTAATGTAAGATTCCTTAGTTACAATATATTCCATTGATAATTCATCAGTAGAATCTAGTTCACTAATATTGGGATCGATACTCAATTCTGCCTTACCAGTCATAGTTAATTTTTGGGAGGTATCAGCTCCTTCAACTAATGCTAGACTACTAACTGGATAATTACGCATGGGCTGTACATCCGCAATCTGAACAGGTTTTGAATAACCAAACAAGCGTGCAATATTGCCAGTTGCTGTAGCCCCAATTTGCGTTGCTAAGGCAAAAGGAGCTATAACTGGAACGTTTGTTAACTTTCCAGCAAAATCAGCAACTGCAGAAGCTGGTCCTGATATCACCCCTGTATTATCATACTCATCAGACTGCGGTTCCACAACAAACATATCAAAGGGAATTGTTGTTGGTCCTGCCAAAGAAACAGCGACCATTGTTGGTCCAGTAAGTTTAACATTCAACATTTCTGCGAATACAGTAATTGTTACAGTATCAGTGCCAGCATTGATCTGAGCTAGGGCTGCAAAAGAGTCCAGATTCAAAGTTCCAATACCTGCTGAATTGAACAATGGGGACGTGAGTGATAAATAGTTAGTAGGCAGAAAGAAAGGCAAGCATAAGCATCCACTTTTATTTGTAGAAACATTTAAATATAGGTGCGGTCGTTGTGAGCGTGTAACAAGTTGGGTGTCACCCCCAATTGTCACTACTGCAGAACCTGCTCCTAAATAATTGTAACTAACCATGAGCATCCCCAAGTGGAAGGGAGTACCATTAACATAAAACGTAAGCTTAAGGTCACCTTTGATTAGCTGATAATTTTGTAATTTGTTCGCTACAGCTGCATTCGCAAGAAATAAATTCCAAGGTGCAAAGTTATACGCGAGATGGGCACCAACTGCCCATTGATACGTTGCAATCTTAACTTTGCGACTCAGAAATTTACCAATATCTGCATCGGCTGAAAAACCATCATCTGTAGCTAAAATACGAGATCCATTATCACCTTCGATTGTAGAATGCATCGAGTTTGATGCATGTACGGTTGTTGTTGTTCCATTACTGGATTGTGTTTCTAAATGAAACATTGCATGTGTGGGAGCACCCCACACGGTGAGTGGATTACCACCATTGTTTTTTGAATTATCCATAATTCTTAACATAAGGCCATTAGCCACTGGGAAAATATATACATACTGATCCGTACCAGTTTAGATCAGTGTTCAACTTGATTGGGATGAACTCCAAGGAGAATTATAGTCTCTCCTGACTTTGCCCTAGCATATGCCAGTGGTTAAGTGAACCGTTTACGCCACTCTCCACCTAAGACGATTGCTACTAGGCACAACGGGGTGTTATAGTCGCCCCTAACTCGGCCGAAGCCATTTATTCCTCCCGCACCCAATTCATCGTATTCTCATACG